CCTACGGATGCTTGACCTTGATAGACGCCCATGATTTACCTCAGAGCATCAACAATACTTGCAAGTCGTCGTCTTCGGCGACGAACGTGACAGAACCCGATGCGGTCGCCGACACGCTCGCAACGATTGGCGTGCAATACGCCTCCACCGTCTTGACCTGCACCACCACCGTCTCAGGCTCCGACAGTTCAACGATCGGCTCGGCCTTCTTGCGTGGCTTCTGTCTACGGTACGGATACGGCGCACCACCAGGTTGAACCGCAGGCGTCACCGGCGTGACCGTGCCCGTCGCAGTCGCATCGAGTCCGCCGAGGTTGGCGGTCATCGTGCCGAGCGGCGTGACGTTGCCAGTCGCAGCCGCAACGACAGAACCGAGATTTCCTACCGCGGTAGCAACGACGGTGATCGCCCCAGTCGCGCTCGAGGCGAGTTCGCCGAGCGTCGCCGACGCGGATGCCGGAACGGTGACGTTGGCGTCGGCTGCGGTCGTCAGCCCGCCGAGCGGCGCATCACCCGAGGCAGGGTTGTCGATGTTGGCTGTCGCAGACGCCGACAAACCGCCGAGCGTCGCTTCGGCTTCCGCGTCGACGGTGACGGTGACTTCGCTGACTTCAGCGACGAGCTCGCCGAGTGCGGCCGCGGCGACGGCGGTGATGATGTGGGTGACGATTCCGGTTGCCGACGCAGCCAGGGCACCGAGCGGGGCGGCACCGGTGGCGGGCGTGGTGAAGGTCGTGCCGTCTAACTTGCCGTCACCGTCGAGCGTCGAGGTGTCGAGAACGAACGCCGGTGACGGGCCGTCGAGTCCGACGTTGGCGTCGTCGAGTTGCGACTGGTCAAGGTAGAACCGTGCGACCACGGTTCAACCTACGATGCGAGCGTCAGCGAAACGGTGAGCGAGCCCGACGAGATCGTGAACGTGTCGCCGGCGGTGTAGGCGTTGGCGGTGATGGTTCCCGAGAAGAGGAAGTTGCCGGTGGTGGCGTTGTCCCATGCGGTGAAGTGCGTGGCGTCTTGCGAGCCTGCGATGTTGGTCCAAGTGATGTCGGCGTCGGATGCGAGCGAGCCCGCGGAAGCGGCCGCAAACGACGCCGCTTTGCGGGTCGTTTCTGTCGCAGCGTTCGATGTGCCGTTCGCACCCGGATCACCGACGTGCAGTTTTACATACACGGTCGTGACCGCGAACGAGGTGTTGTTGCCGAGCGCGTCAAGCCACGCCCCAGCCAGGTAGGAAGAGATGCCGGTCGCCATTAGTCCTCAGTCCTTTCGATGATTTCGCTGATGCGGCCGTCCTCGCCGCGCACGACGCTGCGAATCACGGTCCGCTGCTCGGGCACGTTCACGTTGACGACGGTCTCTGGGATGTTGACGACCGGGGCGTCAACATGCACTGAAGGCGGTGCGACGTGGATGACTTGCTCTGGCATGTTCAAGTTCAACTCGCGTGTGCCTGGGTCGTAGACGGTCGCAGGCGCAATCGGGTTGATGGCAGCGACCGGTTGCAACGACGCAGTCGGCACACCCGTGTGCTCGATCTCCGGCATGTCCAACGCTTGCATGACTGCGGCCGGTTGAAAGCCGGAGGCGATGAGACGCTGTGCGATGACGGACTTGCGGTCGAGATCGGCGAGATTGGATGCGGTGATGTCGATGTTGGTGAGCGGGACGCGGTAAGTGTCGCCGCCTTCAATCGGGGTCATGTCCTCAAAGCGGCGCACGTCGTTGACCGACAGATAGCCGTTGTTGAGTCCTGACTGGTACGAGGCGTTGCGTGCCTGGATGTCTCCGCGGAGGAGTCCTGCGGTGGAGAAGCGGATGAAGGCGCGACCAGCCAATAGGACGCTGTACTCGGATTCGACCTTCGCCAAGATTGGGGTCAACGAGTGCACGAGGAACGAGAGGTTGTTGGCTTCGACGGATGCGTAGCTCATCGCGCCGGGTGTCGTCACACCGATCATTGACGGCGGTACGCGGAAGATGCGTGCAATCTCTTCGACTGCGAACTGGCGTGACTCGATGAACTGCGACTCGTTCGGGTTCACACCCGTCTTCTCGAACGTCGCGCCACCGAACAGGATGCCTGGGCGATGCGAGCGGCGCAGTCCTTTGTGGCCGTCCTCGAACGCGTCGACGAGGTTCTTGGCTTGCTCGCGTGAGAGGTTGCCGGGGAACTGGATGATGCCGGTCGTCGTGGAGCCTTGGCCGAAGAAGCGGGCGGCGAACTCTTCGAGTGCGCGTGCGAGACCGAGGTTCTCTTTGACGAGGTCGATGCGGGACTTGCCGCGCAGCTCGCCCGGCAGAGTCAGGTCGCGGATATGGATCATGTCCACGTCCTCGATGCGGCTGGACTCTTCGTAGACGTAGAAGATGCGGCCGTAGTTGTCGCGACGCACGTCGGTGCGCTGCGGGTTCAGCACCGACAGGGCGAGCACTTCGCCGTCCTCGTCGCGGATGATGCGAGTGAACGAGTTGCCGTTCAACAGCAGCGAAACGACGACCTGCTGGAAGTGGTCTTCTTTGGTGACGCCGATGTCGGGCGCGTCAAGCCACGCGGGTCGCGGCCGGTACTGGAGACGGACGCCTTCCTGGCGAATGTAGGCATCGACCGGCAAGGTTGAAATCGTGTCGGCGATGAGACGCACGCACGCGTACACGGTGCCGATCTTGAGCGAATCTTCCTGCGTGACGTAGACGCCAGAGTTCGTCGTGAACGTGTAGCCGTCGCCCAACGCGAAGAGCGACTGATAGGAAATCGCTCGCTCTTCCTCCGGCTTGTTGAGCAGACGGTCGAAGATCACTTGCCGTCATCCTTGCCGACGGTGCGAGACAACGCGAACGCGGTACCGAAAGCCATGACACCGATGACGGCCAAGCCGACAGGAACCGCGATGAAGAACCCTGCGGCTATGAAACTCGCCATCCCGACCAACTCCAATACGAACACTCTCATCCCAGCCTCCTAGGTTAGACGATTGAGTTTAGTCAGACCACGAAGAAACCGGGTTCGGGCGTGTCAACCGGTCTGGTCGTCGCACGATCGGCGGCGATAGCGAGCGCGATGACCGCGTCAATCTTGCGCTTCGACTTACCCTTCGACAACGTCCAACCGTTGTCCTTGACGCGTTGCGCCGCAGACAGCACATGGTCGCTGAACAGCGGATTCCCGTCGTGCGCGAGACGCTGATTCACGATCAACTCGTAGAGGTTGCCGCACGCAGGCACCATGCGTTGCGGTGACTGCGGATACTCCACCATCGGGAATCCGTCCTCGGCCAATGCTTCTGCGGTGCGCATGAAGAACGCCGGGTCGAACGCAATCTCCTGAATGTCGTACTGCTGCGCAACCTCACGCAGATAGGACTCGACCGCAGCCACATCGAGCACGCCACCTTCGGGCAACCAAATCTTCGCCCGCGCAACCAGCCTTCCCTCGACACGCTGCACCAACACGACCGCTGTCGTGTCGCGCTTCAACGCCATGTCCACACCAACCCACGTCGGCGCACCCGGCTGAAGCTGCAACTTAGGCTCACGACACAACTCCCACGCGCCCTGCGGCAACCACGAATCCTCAGCAGTACGAACCCACTGATTGAACCGATACCGACGCACACTCACTTCGCTCGTCTGACGCACCGCAATCTCCATGTCCTCCATGTCAAGCAGACCCTCGGCAAGATTCGGATTCGCCTGCAACCAAGCATCACGATCATTCAGGTCGCAGCCCTCCGGCGCTTCCCACCACCAGAATCCGAACTGCTCATCCTCGAGCTCGCCGCGGCACACCTTCTGGCCGTAGGCGTACAGCGTGCCGCAGATGCTTGAGAGGTCGTAGCCAGCGGTCGTGATTGCCACAATCTGCGGGTCACGCCTCGCACCTGAACCGAGCGTCAACGCATCCCACAGTTCTGAGTTCGGTTGAACGTGCAACTCGTCAAAGATGACGGTGCTCGGGTTCAAGCCTTGCTGAAGTTTCGCATCACTCGACAGCACCCGATAGACGCTGTGCGTCGACGGCACCTCAATCGCGTCCCGGTACACCTTGCAGATGCCACTCAACGCAGGCGACTGCTGCACCTGCCACTTCGCCTCATCGAACACCACACGCGCCTGGCGACGGTCACCAGCCGCACTGTAGACCTCCGCACCGTGCTCGCCCTCGATCAGACCGTAGAGCGCAATCAGTGAACCCAACAACGACTTGCCGTTCTTGCGACCCAACCCAATCAGGCTGCGACGGTATCGAAGCAGACCATCGGGCCTGCGCTCATAGAGGGCGTTGATGAGATTTCGCTGCCATGGTGTCGGCGAAAATGCTTGCCCAGCCAGTATCCCTTTCGAGACGTGCATGAATGACTCGGCAAAGTCAATGACGTGCGGCCCTTCAGTCAGCCTTGGCTTCTCCGACGTCGACCACCTTGGCGGCACGACCGCCCTTCGCTTTCCTTTCTCGGTAAGCGTCGAGCTCATTTTGAATCTTCACCTCCACGAAACCTAGGCGGGCACGATCCACAGGAGTGAAACCGAGCAGGGACAAACAATCTAACACCTGCGCATCAAGTGCCCGCAACGCTGTTCTGTCACGCCAATCACCATCACGCAAGACACGCACACGCAACGCTTGACGCTCATCAATCTGCTCACACACCATCTGCAACAACTCGATGTCCGTCTGCGGACTGATCCACGCAAATCCAACCGCCCACACCCGCTGCCAAAACGCCAAACCAACCTGACCCAACGGACGCACCGGCTCAGGTGCAGCAACCTGCCCAACCAACGCCACCTCAGCAGACGGCAACTTTCTCTTCCCCGGATTACCCAAACGACGCTTCTGCTCGGTGGGCTTCGGCGGACGCCCAACCGGCCTAGCCATCTAAGAAATCATGCTCCCTGCCAGTCGCCTCATTCACCGGCTTGATACCCGTCAATTTCTGAAACCGAGCACAGATTACGTCCACATACTTTGGGTCCAACTCCATCAAGTATGCAACACGATTCGTCTGATGCGCAGCGATCAATGTTGAACCAGAACCGCCGAATAAATCGAGAACTGAACCTTTTGCAGGACAAGAGTTATTCATTGCCCTAACACCTAGTTCTGTTGGTTTTTGAGTTGGGTGAAACTCGTTTTTGCTTTGCCTTGCAACATCCCAAACGCTGACTTCATTTGTAGGGCCATTCCAAAACGGTGATTTTCCTTTTTTGAACGCATACAAACAAGGTTCATGCTTGCTCTTGTATTGCGCTCCAATTGCACCGAATTGGGCAAGGTTTTTATTCCAAATCAAAGTATTTCTAATTTCGTATCCGGCGGCAATCACGGCGGCAATCACGGCGGCAATCACGGCGGCAGATTTGCTGTCCGAAAACCAAAGATACAAAGCGGCATTTTCTTTGGAGTTGCTTGAAGCCAAAGGCAAACACTTTTCATAAATACCTGCATCCATGTCGTTAAAGATTTTTTCTCTGCGTTTCCCTTTTTCTGCATGACCGCCGTCATAATCAACCCCATACGGCGGGTCAGTGAATACCATGTCGGCCTTCGCACCAGCCATCAACTTCTCCACATCAGTCGGACTTGTCGAATCCCCGCACATCACTCGATGCGAACCCAGAAGCCATACGTCACCAACCACCGACTTTGCCAACACCTGCTCAGGCACCTCGTCAGCATCACCATTCAACGGCAATACATCAGGTTCCAAAGAAGCCACCAACTCCGCCACCGACGCCTCATCCCAACCCGACGCCGCCAACAACTCAGGATCCACCGACCCAACCTGACCAATCAAATCAGCCAACGCCGCCTCGTCATAATCACCAAGCTCAGCCGTCCGATTATCCGCCAACGCAAACGCCTTCGACGTCGTATCGTCATCATCCACCCACACCACCGCCACCTCAGCCCAACCCAACGCCTGCGCAGCCTGCAACGTGTGATTCCCAGCAATGACCACCCGATCCGACCGGCGAGCCACAATCGGCTTCCGCTGACCGAAGGCGTCAAGCGACCGCTTCACGGCCTCGACATTCCCTCGACGCGGGTTGCCCGGTAGTAGGCGAAGTTTGTCAACGGCAAAAGCAAGCGGAACCAGGTCGGCGGCGATCATGGAAACAGCCTAGTTTCGCGGTCGCGCCTGCACCAC